TAGAAGAGTTCACTATGCCGTGTTTTTTTGTAAAACTTTTAATGAGTTCAGAGATGCAAACAAAGAACTTCATTAAAAGAAATGTAAATATCATTGCTACATATTTTCCTAGCAATGAAGATAAGGATGAAGAACACTATTTAACAGTATTTGATAAATTTTTAATATTGTTTCAAATGGGGTTTCCTGTTGGTGATCGTTACTTACATGTGGATGATATTCAGCAAGATAGAGTAGGAGAGGAAGACGATATCTTACAAATCACAATGGATATCACATTTATGGATACAACAGGACGAATTGAAAAAATGAAAGAAGAAGGCGTCATGATGGGTGACGTCTCATTAACAGTAGAAGTGGAGGATACATAATGGCTAAATTAGGAATGCCTACGGTTGTAGTTAAATTTATTGAAGCTGGTATTGAAGCCATTCAACGATCTCAACGTGGGATTGTTGCATTGATTTTAGAAGATACAAAGCAAGTAATTGATAAACTAGCAACAAAAACCAATGGACACGAAGTATTACCAAATCCATTCTTGGTATATACAGTAGATGATATTCCAGAGGAATTATCTGATAAAAACAAGGATTACATCCTAAAAGCATTAAAAGGTTATAACAAACCACCTTTGAAAGTTGTTGTATATATGATGCAACAAGGTGGCGATAAAGCTGGTGCAGATAGATTCCAAGAACCATTAAAAGCAATGCTAACAGAACGTTTTGATTATTTAGCAATTCCGACAATTGAAACTGCTCAATTAGAGTATGTTGCAACGTGGGTGAAAACAGCACGTGAAAATAAATTCAAAAAAATTAAGGTGGTATTGCCGGGTTCTAATGCAGATTACGAAGGTGTAATTAATTTTGGTAATACTAAGGTTGTTACAGCAGATCGTGAGTATAAAGCAGCAGAATATACCGCACGCATTGCAGGTCTTGTTGCAGGCACAAATATGACACAAAGTGCTACATATGCACCATTAACAGAAGTCATTGATTGTGACCGTCATACTCAAGATGAGATGGATACAATGGTGAATGAAGGTAAATTCTTCATTTGGTATGATGGCGAAAAGTTTAAAATGAGTCGTGCCATGAACTCTTTGGTAACAACGAGCCAAGGAAAACTAGAAGGATATCAAACAATTAAAATTGTAGACATTATGGATATGATTTATGACGATATCAGAAAAACCGCACAAGATTCTTACATTGGTAAATATACAAATGATTATGAGAACAAATGTTTGTTGATTAGTGCGATTCTAGGTTATTTCAAACAATTGGAAAATGAACGATTGTTACAAAAAGATTACTCTACATGTGAAATTGATTGTGAAGCAGTTCGAACATACCAATTATCCCATGGCCTATTCACAAAAGAAGAATTAGCAAAAATGAGTGATGATGAAGTTAAAAAATTGGATACTAAGAAAATTGTATTCTTAAAAGCAAAAGTAAGACCGCTTGATGCAATGGAAGATATCCAATTACCAATTAATATTTAATAGGAGGAACACATGGAGAATTTTGCAGCGCAACAGGTAATGACAGGCTCTCATGGGCAAGTATGGTTAGATGGTTCTTTGGTATCACAAGCTACAGCCGTTAAAGCTACAATTAAATTAAGCAAAGAAGAAGTTAAAAAAGCCAAGACAATGAGTAAACAATATAAATATGTTGGTTATGAAGGAACAGGCAGTTTAACTATGAACAAAGTATCTTCTTTGATGATTAGTAAAATGGCTGAAAACCTAAAAAAAGGTAAAGCTACTGTGTGCCAATTGGTAATTCAATTAGATGATCCTGATGCTAAAGGTGTAGAAACAGTAACCTTGTATGATGTAACTTTTGATTCTCTAGACCTTGCCAATTGGAAAGTAGGCGCATTGGTAGAAGAATCTGTAGACTTTACATTTACAGAATTTGACGTGATTGATAAAGTGGAGGATTAATAGATGAGCAATATCATTGATAAGTTAATGGAAAAAGACCTAGATACATTAAAAGAGGCATCTAAAAAAGACTTAGAAATTACAAGATTGTCAGAGGTTTTTAAAGAACCGTTTACTGTAACAGTAAAGGAAATTAGTTACAAACGCATTGCAGACCTTCGTATGTTGGCTACTGAAGATGGTGTTGCTGATGAAAGTCAATTTTTACAGTATGTTGTAACTGATGGTATTGTTTCGCCTGACTTCGGGGCTAAAGAACTTTTACAAAAATTCCAAGTACCGTCAAAACAGGCTTTATTCACTAAGTTATTTAAAGCAGGCGAACTTGAGCTAATCGCTCGTGAAGTATTGGCTCTATCTGGCTATGGTGATAAAGCAATTAAAAAAGTTATCAATGACGTAAAAAACTAATATATTCCGATGGTGATGTAAATCTTGCCTATTACATGTATGTCAATCATGATGTAATGCCATCGGAATTTCACGAAATGGGGCATGGGGAACGTAGTGTTCTCCGTGCTTTTATGTTGCAAGAAATTAAGGACAGAGAGGAGGCGAATAAGAAATGAGTGAAGTAATTGATTTGGTGATGCGGTTACATGATGGTGTAACATCCGTATTATCTGGGATTAATTCACAAATGGCTACAACTGCTAATATGGCAGATAGGCCAGGTAGGAATTTGCAAAATATTGGCAGAGGTATTAGTGGAATTGGTAATGCATTGATGCCAGTATCTGCTGCTATTGTTGGTATGGGTGCCGCCTCTGTTAAAGCCTTTGTTGGGTTTGACTCTGCAGTAACTTCTGCTGGAGCAAAAGCAGGAGCAACGCATGATGAAATGCTTAAACTAAGAGATGTTGCGAAACAGCTAGGTGCAGATTTCCCTATAAGTGCTACACAAGCGGCAGAAGCTATGGATGGTTTAGCTGCAAGTGGTATGAATGCTAGTCAAATTATGAGCTCTTTACCATCAATTGTAGAAGCATCTGTTGCATCTGGGGAAAATTTGGAAACCACAGCAAGTATTGTATCAGGTGCACTAAATACATGGGGGCTACAAGAAGGAAATGTAGCAGAAAATGCTACACGAATGGCCGATGTAATTCAAATGGCTGCAAACAAATCACGATTAGACATGATTGGCTTTGGGAATGCAATTCAATATGCAGGTGCTCCAGCGGCTGCATTAGGAATCTCGGTAGAAGAGTTATCTACATCATTAGCTATCATGAGTAATAACAATATTGAGGCATCAACGAGTGGCCGTGCATTACGCATGATGTTAAGCAGATTAATAGATCCTCCGAAAGAAGCAGCAGTAGCATTGCAAAAATTAGGCATTGTTACCACAGATTCACAAGGAAAATTTATTGGACTTGGCAAAGTATATGATCAATTGCGAACTAAAATGCAAGGTCTAACTGAAGCTGAAAAATTTAAATTAGCAGGTGATATTGCGGGCACAGAATCCACATCTGCATTACTTGCGGTATTGAATACTACAAAAGAAGCATACGATGATATGCGTAGTTCAATGGATTCTGCAACAGGCTCATCTAAAGCACAAGCAGATATAATGAAGAAAACATTGCTTGGGTCATTCAAGGATTTAGAAAGTAAAGTAGAGGCGTTAGCTATTAGCTTTGCTGATGTATTGCAACCTAGGGTACAGAAGGTGGCTGACACAATCGGTAATCTAGCTAAATACTTTACTAATTTAAGTCCAGCTATTAAAAATACTGCAATTGATGTAGGCCTTAGTATTGTAGGCTTTACTGCTTTTGCTAAAATATTAGGACCTATTACAAGTGGTATAGGTTCCTTGATGCGGACATATGCAAATGTTGGAAAAGTATTAAGAGGGCAAAGTATCAACAATAAATTGTTAGAAGTATCCGTAAAAGGAATTTCAAGAGCCTTTAGTAGTATTGGTAGCGTAGCTATGAGAGTACTGCCTATTATAGGTAGATTAATACCATTGGTATTTACTGGTCCTGTAGGGATTGCAATAGGGGTAATTGCTTTATTAGGTTTAGCAATTTATAAAAACTTTGATAAGGTAAAACCAGTATTAGAAGGTATAGGACAATCATTTATAGGATTTGTAGGTATCATAAAAGGTGCAGTTAGCCGAATTGTTACAGCTTTACAGCCAATAGTATCGAAAGTAGCTGATGCTTTTGGAAAACTAATTAGTCAAGTGGCCACATCATTTGGTAGAATTTACCAATTAATGGCACCTTTCCTTAACATTATTTTTACTGTTGTAAGTAAGGCGGCTAAAGTTTTGATTGGTGGACCGCTTGCAGTAGCATTAGGGGCATTAGTAGTAGGGTTTAATGTGGCTATTGCAGGCATTACAGGGATACTTACCTTTGCATTAACTGTAGTTGAAGGCGTTGTAAATGGAATTACAACTGTATTAAATGGTATTACAGATTTTCTTGTAGGTGTGTTTACAGGAAATTGGAGCATGGCATGGAATGGTATTGTTCAAATTTTTGAAGGTATTGTAATGCCAATCCAAAGTATCTTTGATGGAGTTATTGCAGGTATTAAAGCATCAATTAATAGTTTGATTTCGGCGGTTAATGGTATTTCGGTGGACATTCCAGATTGGGTGCCGGGGGTTGGTGGTTCACATTTTGGACCTTTAAATATCCCTTTACTGTATTCTGGTACTGATAACTGGAAAGGCGGCCCTGCTATGATTCATGATCGTGGGGCTGAAATAGTAAATCTACCAAGTGGTGCACAAGTAATACCTCATGCACAATCATTAAATTCTGCATATAATCAAGGGAAACGTAGTTCTTCTGGTATATCAAAATGAGTTTGAGTAGTAGGATAAGTTACTAATGTTTCCACACCACCTAAACTTTCAGCAAAAGTAGCAACTCTTAATGAACGTAAAAATTTATCAATTTTAGTAGCATCATTTAATTTGAAACTTAGCATAGCTCCTTTTTTAGGATATAATACTTCTTTCACTTCAGGATGTTTCGCTAATTCTTCTGCTAATATTTTAGCATTTTTTTCTTGTTGATTAAAACGAAGTGGTAATGTTTTTAAACTTCTAACAAATAACCAGCTATCGAATGCCGATAAGACTGCTCCAGTCGTATTAGAAATCCACGCTAATCTTTCTCCAATTTGTTCATCATTTGTAATAACAGCACCAGCAAGTATATCGTTGTGACCTGTTAAATATTTAGTTGCTGAATGAACTACAATATCAGCCCCCAAAGCTAATGGTTTTTGTCTTAATGGTGTTAATAATGTATTGTCGACTATTAACAACGCATTTTTTGATTTAGAAATCTGTGCAACCTTCTCTATATCAACTTCCTGCATTAATGGATTAGTTGGTGTTTCTATAAATACTGCTTTAGTATTATCTGTGATTTTATCTTCAAGATCTTTTTCATCTGTAAAATAAATAAATTTTTGTG